AATCCCCAGTCGTCCAGCCAGTTCTCAAACGTCTCCACCGCGAAGCGAGGGTCGGCTTCTCGCATCAGCGTCCGCACTCGGGAATCAACGCGGCTGAACTCCTCGGCCCAAACCTCGATCATCATGCCCATGAGGGATGTGGCGTCGCCCCTCGGCCATGCCGGGCCCGGAGGGAGAAGCTGCTTCAGCATCCGGGCATACTCTGCCTGCGTTGTCAGTTCCATGTGATCGTCCCCAGCGTGAGAAGCTCATTTGTTCCCGCTGTCGGATTGGCAGTCGGAGACACGAGGACATGGTCAACCTCTCCCGCCGCGGCCGAAATGGCTGCTCTTATGTGCGAAAGATAGATGCTCCTCGAGGGCTCGCTTTCCTTCATGAACAGGTCCTTGAGCTCGGCCTCGACAGCCGCCCGGACATCAGAAGTGTCTGGGGTAAGCGTGCTGATTTCGATATCGACCGCCTTGAGCGTCGGGCCCATGACCGTCACGTCGGCAGTCACCGGGCGCTTCTCGTCGATATAGGCCTGCACCTGCTTCACCATTTCGGTCGTCGGCGAAATGTCAGCCAGATCGTCGCAGACAAACCTCACGACAACGGTCCCGTCCCCGTTTTCAAGCGGATAGCACCAGGCTCGAGTCACCCCCGGGACGGCCAGCGCCCACTGGACATAATCGGATGAGGTTCCGCCGTGCGGCGTTTCTCTCTGCCTTGCGAGCACGCGGGCCCGCAGGCTTTCATCGTCCTCTGCATCAGCTCCACCCGCTATTCCCTGAGACTCAGCCTCGGACATCACGCCTTCGATCGGAGAGATCAGCGTGAGAGTGTCGCCCGATTCGATGTTCCCCGCCTCGCCGGCCACCAGAGCTTCAACAGACGCAACGCCGCTCGAATCCGGAGCGACAGTCACCTGGAACTGCTGCTCGTCTCCGCCCTGCAGAATGGTCCCTACAGGCACGTTCACAACGCCGTCCTGAAAGCTGAATTTCACTGTTCCGGAGGCTTTTGCCGCGGCCTTCCTTGTGATTCCGAAGATTGAAGCATGGCGGTCGAGATGCTCGGAATCCGCCGTGTCAACGAAAATCTGTTTGGAGACGTACTCGATGAAGCCGTGCAGCTCATGGCTCGCCCCTGCCAGCACCCGGCTGTAAACGGTCGCGTTGCTTCTGCGCACCTGCGGAACGCTCAGACGCGACTGGATTCCCGAGCTTATGCGGGCAATCAGCTCCCGCAGCGTTGGTCTAACAAATGCCATCATTCGCTCCAAATGTCTTGAAACCTCATGCCGATCAGGTCTGCGTCGCTCGGTTTCTGAATCGTGACCGTTAGATTCAGCTGGTCGGCGCCCCCTCGGTCTGCGGAAACGTCCACGCTTTTGGCAATGCCGTCATCTATCATCCACTGCAGCGCCGCCGCGGCGTATTCCTGAGCTTTAAGCATGGTCTCCTGCGTCACCTTCGAGCGGGACAGCAGCCAAAGCTTCGATCCGAAATGGTCGCCCGTATCATCCGCATAGGTGTCGCCCCACCAGCCCTGCTTCGAGTCCCCTGGGAGTTCGTCTGAATCCAAAGCCCGCGCCCATGAAAAAAGGCTGTTGTACACAGCCCTTCGCAAATCGTCATCGCAGAAATCTGAGAGCGTTGATTCAACGCCGTTGAGCATCAGAATCATTTGACCAAGCTCCACGAAAAGGACGCGGCGACCATCACCAGGCAGACGATAAAGACCCACGGAAGGACTCTTCCCCACAGCCGAAGTTTTTGATCAGGATCGAGAAGTTTCAAGATCACCATTGCTATAATTTCCATATGTCCTCAGTGCTGTTGAGGTCATAAAAAAGCCCAGCCAGATGCCCGTCTGACTGGGTTTAGTTTTGTGCGCTGCGGGTTTTCAGATCAGCGCCTTCAGCCCCGCTTTGATCAGCTCCAGTGTGATCGGCACCGAGGCCTCCGCCGCTTTTTTCGATACCAGCCGCCAAACGGGATCGCTTCTTAAGGCCCCCAGCGTGTCATGCCCGGACATCGTCAGGCGGGGGGCGTTTAGATTGAACCCCCACTTACCTCCATGCAGTCTTTTGACCGTCACCACCCCCGCCACAAGGTTCGAATCTTGCAGAAGCAGCAGATGTCCGAAGACCAGATCGCGCCTGCGGATCGCCTCTTCCCGATCCTGAGGATCAATTTCATAGTCCGGAGCGTCGTTCACCTCGTTCAAATATTCCGGGAGCGATTCATCTTCGAACCTCTCCATCAGAAGCTTCATCGTCTTCCAGCTACGCTTCATATTCGCCTCACATCTTCTGATCGGGAGCCGAGCCGCCGTTGTGGGTGTGGCTGTTGTATGTGTCGCGGATGGCCTGCAGGCGGCCATTGCTGTCGTAGACCTGAGCCTTGCCCTGAATGTCCCCATTCACGATCAGCTTTCCCGTGACTATGGTCTCAGGAGCGTCAATTGTCACGGAGTCAGAAGTCTTAACGGTAACCGGCGAGTCTTTTCCTTCCACTACGATCCCGGATCGGGAGAAGTAAACCTTTCGCCCCAGATCATCGAAAACGCATACCTCGCCATCCTTGAGTCCCGTGGGGCGGCAGCGTCGGTCGGTGATGCAGAAAGCGATCGTGTGCTCTCTGTCACCCGCCAGGGAGGCCGCAAGCACTTCAGCCCCCGTTTTAGCCTCGGAAGTGAAGCCGTACGGTTCGAAATGCTCGACATCATCACGCAGGTCGTCGGCGAAGAGCTGAACCTGCACCGTCCGCATCTTCCGGGCGGCGTTCTTTGCCAGCAACACGCCTCTCGTGACCAAATCAATCAGACCGTTGCTCATAATTTGCCGGACCCCGCTTTGGCAAGGAAAGTCGTTCCTTTCTTGGCCTGTTTCGTTTTGGTAGATTTGGCTGTTTTACCTTTTTCGGCATCCGGTAGATCTGTAACTGCAAACGCCCAAGGGGATTTCAACTCCATCGTTGTCGTAGATCCGTCTTGATCAAGCTTATAGCTAATTTTTGAAACCAAGAGCGTTTGGTTAATATCTAGCATTGGGTCTTTTACTACGACGTTCATGTTTTGTTTCCACAAATCCCCGTTGCTTTGTCTCCAGCCCTGCACCTGATAAGTCAGAACATCAGCATTCCCAATTGAGTTTGCCATAATGTGCTCTGCTCTGGCTTGAAGCTCTTTTCGGGTTCTGTTTCCCGACTGCTCGGTTATAGATACCCTATTTCTTGAGAAATTTTCGTTTTCTGCCGGTGCGGATAATGAATTATCAGGTGTCTTATTTTTGCTTTCCGGATCTGTTCCTTGTCCAATAACAATATAGGTTTTAAAAACTTTTGATATATCGTGCTCTCTGGATCCCGTCAATATGTTTTGCCCATATATTAGATGATCATGGGCATTTCCATTTTGCCCAGTTTTCCCGATAACCAATTTTCCAAATTCGTCATCGTTTATAAGAAGACTATTCGCCTTAAGCAGATTTACAATCCCTCGGCCTATAGTTTCATGAGTAGAAAAATCTATAGACCGAGTATTTTTTGCCAAGCCATTATCAATTGTTTCTATGCCGTAATACCCAGCCACCGTTTCTATTACAGAAGAAACACGCGCGTTCTTCCACTGATTCGGTTTTTTGGGTGGAATCATGCATTCTTCTAAATCGACCGTTTTGCTTTTAATCGTTATTTGAATCTGTGTATTGTTTCCAGAATAACTAACATTTTTGCTAACTACATATCCCGTCAAAACAGTATCAGAGCCTATTTTTACAACGGCCTCAGCTCCTTCTTCTATACCATCGCAAAGACTTGTTCTATTGGAAGTTCTAGCCGCACCAAGTTGACACACACGAACTAAAGAATTCACACTGACATCAATTTGAACAGACCGCCAGCCAATATATTTACGACCGTTTATATATAGTGTGACTTCGTTTTCTGATGCCATAAAAAAAAAGCACCTCAATCTCTTGAAGTGCTCCTATTTAAACATATCCCATTAAGGCTTATCTATTTTGATAGTACCGGTTTTGGGATCTACCAAAATACTCTGCTTCGTAACAGGGTTATAGTAATTGGTGTATTTTCCTATAGTTCCGTTTTCTACGAACTTATTATGTTCATCACGCCAGCGCTGCTCTTCCTGTATTTCTTTTCGTTTCCGCTCATAATCCGCTTTAAGCTCTTGTTCGCGCGTCAGCTTGTAAGGGGCATACTTTGTTCCAGGGGGGTCCGGAACATAAATGAGCTCCTGATGCTTAACACCATCCGCGTCAACCCATTCTTTTGGAATCGTACGCTCGGCGAATGCGTTAATGCTTAAGAGCGTCCCCAGTACAGCAACAGCAGCAAGGATCTTTTTCATGGCGGTCACCGGCTCAAAAGCTTCAACTCCCTGGCGGGGACGAACCCGCCGTGCCGGATGCCGTTGCGGTCGATGATCTCTTTCTCCCTGGCGGCATCCTCATAAAAATTATAGGCAACCACCAGTGCAGGCTGTACATCCAGAGGTGTAACAGATATTAACCGCGCGGAGTCCTGAGCCCGGGTCGTCATGTCCTCAGACACGGCCGCTCGGGCGTCTTCCAGAGCCAAATAGACATCGTCGCTATCAGTCTCCAGCATCTCGGCGTCGAGCGCCGCAAGAACCTGGTCGCGTACTGCGATCATGTCCTCGTAGGCTATGCCGCCCTCCGCCGTATCCTCATCGCCGCCGACTTTGGCCGATGCCGAAACGGCCTCAGCAAGCAGCGTCTGACGAGCAAGCGACTGGAGGGTTGAAGACTGAGCTGTCGTTCTCGCTTCTTCATCGGAAACCTGCCCCGTCTGGTAATCGTTGTTCATGCCGTCCGATCTCACCAGACGGCTCAAAAGCCTCGTCACCCGCCTCCAGTTGTTGACGCTGTAGGCCAGCCTCGAATACCCGAAGGAGTCGGCAACGGTCTTCGCAAACACCTCGACATCGCTGCTCACAAGGGAAATCGCTTTGGCCGACAGCTCAGACATCTCATCGGACACTGAAAACAGCCGGCAGAGCTCCTTGTAGTCGCTGAGCTCGAAGAACTTCGAAAGATTCCCCGTGACGGCAGCTTTCACGAAATCCTGGGCGCCGGAAAGATCAAACTTATCTAGAAATGCGTCCAGGGCGCTCTGCTTCAGAGTTTCAGACGCCGAAGCGCTTGCCGCAGCAGTGTCGGTCGACGAAGTCGGAAAAACATAATCACCGGACTCGACGAAAACGAGCTCGGCGGACGAAAACCCAAGTTTTGTCGTCGAATACGTGACCTTGGTCGTCGCCTTCGGCGTCACCGTCATGCTGC